ACCCGTTCCAACTGCTGAATCTCCAGCACTTGGCCCTTTTTCAAATCGTCAAAATCCATTGGATATTTCATGCTTCACCTCGTTCGTAATTTTGTACTTCGATACAACCCAGGCCCCGCCTCGCCCTGCTGCGCCATGCCCTACCGCGCCCCGCCAGGCCTGCTCGTAAGTCCGTAGACCCACCAGCGGGACTGGCGTCCCGTACATCGATACAACCCTCGCCAAGCCGCGCCTAGCCGCGCCCTGCCGTGCCACGCCACGCCGTGCCATGCCGCGCCCTGCCAGACCCCGCCTCTCCATGCCGCGCCCAGCCAAACCAGTCCACGCCATGGCTCGCCGCGCCATCTCATTTGACAACCGCAGTAAACCGCCCAAAGCGCGGCCTCCAGTCGCCAATCCCTTTGATACTGCCCGCACGCGCTAGCGCGTCTTCAACGTCGCGCCGCGTGACCAATTCCGGCAGGAACGATACTTCCACATCGACCGACCACGCATCAAACCGTGGGCGCGTCCGCATGATCTTAGACGTCCCAATCTTGGCGGGTCGCGTGTATTGGTAGCGCGGGTCCAGAAAACAGCGCCGCGTCGTAGCCCCCTTGCCGTCCACCTTCAACTGGAACATGCCGTCACAAAACACGCCCGCCTTAAACGCTGCGACCTCTCTCCGCCCCGCCGACTGGACCAAGCACCGCGTCAGCATCTCGCCGTCGATGCAGATCAACGAATCGTTTTCAACCAGCACCTTGTTTCCCTCGCGCCGGAAGACAATCGGCTCGGTGGTATAAAGACCGCCCAGCCATTCAATTGCCGCCAGCGCGTCAAATGCAGCGTCGCTTTTCGTTTTCTTGTATGCCTTTTGAGCGCTGTCGATTTCGCGCGTGAAGACGTTACGCGGATCTACCAGATGCCCGTTGTGCAGTAATATGGGCGCTTTGCCCGTCAGTGTCGCTTTGATTGTTTCCATGATGTCCTCGTTGTTAAATCCGTACTACCCTTGCCTTGCCCAGCCTGGCCTCGCCCCGCCATGCCAGGCCCGGCCCGCAAATGCCTCTCGCGTGAAAACCATTTGCGGGCACGGCCCGCACTGCGCTACTACCCCTGCCCTGCCTGGCCACGCCGAGCATTGCTCAGCGATGCCACGCAATCTTTAGAACGGCACGTCCTGATCGCCAATCGCCGCGAACGGCGACGGCCCTGCCTCGACTTCTCGCGCCGCCGATCCACCGCCACGCGGGAACGGGCCGTTAAGCCGCACGCCGTACTTCTCCTGCTCCTTGGCCACCACCGACGCTTGCGCGTCCGCCAACCGCGCGTTCAGCTTTCGCAGCCAGTCATCGCCGGTCAGGTCGGCCTCGGTTGCGCCGAGGGCTTCGAGACACTTGCGAGTGTTGCTGAGCGACTTGGGCGTCAAGAACAGATTGGTGCTGCCCTGTGAGTCGTCGGCAAACCGAACGACCACTTTGAGCGCCTGGGTACCGTTTTGGCCGAGTTCCACCTTCCGCAGTCCCACAATACGGACGTCGTACCGGGTTTTGTCCTGTAGGCTTTGCGCGATCATTCAGCGGGCCCCTTGATCTCGGCGAGCTTGTCAGCGAGAACGGTGGCGGCTCCCATGCGGGACTCGGTTTCGTCAACGACCGACTGAATGAGCGAGTCGCTGGTATCCACCGCCGCCCCGCCCGCGACCTCGGACGCGTGGAACGCATGGAAGCGAGACAGCATCCGCGCGAACAGCATTTCGTGGCCGAAGTTGTCGTAAGTCCCTTTTGCGTCGGGCTTTGGGTCCTTGCCTCTCGCTCTCTGTGCCAAGCCGGACTTGGTTGCGTCATCGAAAGTGTACCGGATCCGCAGCGGCTTGCCAGCTTCGTCGGTCATGGCTTCGCCCATGAAATAGAAGGCATATTCGCTTGCCTTCTCCGTGTGCTCGACGACCTTCCAGTTGTAGCCAGCGCGCCGCAGCAGGACCGCGCGGCCCTTGTAGTGCAGCGCAGGAGTCAGCAGGCCGCCCTGCGGAATCAGGTGAATGAACTGAAGCGATTGCGCTTCGTTAAAGCCGTAATCCCTCCCGTACATATACTTCAATTCAATCTGCGGCGCGGGAATACCCAGCGCCTGCGCCCGCCTCCCCGCCTCGAAGGCGTCGATCCGCAATTGATCGGCGCGGCTCTTTAGCGTCGCGTCGGTGATGTCATCCAGCAGCGACCGCTTCGGCTGCTCCGGTGCGGCCGCTGGTTGCGCGGCCTGAATCTGTTCTGTCAATGCACTCATATGTATCTCCTCTCCCTGTTACGCCGGGAACACGCGAAACGGACGGCTCACTGACGGCTTGACCACCGCCGCGTAAATGTCCGGGTATTTGCCTTTAAGCGCAGCGGTATCCACCCGCTGCGAAACTTGCGGTTTGTACTGCACCCGATAGCCTGGCGCCACCCCGCCGGGAAGATCGCCGATCATGGCCGCCGCCTCCGCCTTGATCGTCTCCATCGCCGCCTCGGCGTCATCGCGGACCTCGCGCAGCGCTAGGTACTCGGCGGCCAAGCTGCCAAGCCCCGCGATCGTTTCGGCGTCCTCGTCCACGTCAACCCGGTCCAACAAAGCGGCGCCTTGACACGAGTGGCGAAACTCGCACTTCCCGCACCGCTTGTCGCTGACCGGCAGACGGTCCGGTTCCCCGCAGCCGCCTACCATGGCCCAGAATTGCGTAGCCATCTCGCGCACCAATTCGTAGGCGCTTGGATCGAACGACACTTCAAAGGTCTCGAACCGCCAGTTGGACGGCTCCAGCACCGCGAACGCGCCCCACTTGTAGCCAGCGAGCCCCATGTACCACTGGATCTGAAGCTGGTAGCTCAGCGGCAATCCGTCGCGCATGAACGACCGGAACGCGCGTTCGTTGGCCGTCTTGCACTCCAAAACGCCGGGCCCGCGCTCGTCGCCAACGATCATGCGATCCATCGCACCGGCCTGCCAATCCTCCTCGCCAAAGCGTGAGCCGGTGCGGCGGACCTTCCGGCCCGTGCGCTCCTGGTACTCCTCGACAATGAGCGGCTCAAGCTTGGTGCCCCGGATCAGGTGCCCGCGAAACTCAACCTCGTAGTCGGGTTCAACGCCGCGCTTTTGATACCACAGCTTGCGGGCGCAGCCGTAAGGCGGCGCGTTTACGATGGCGCCGATGTCACTGCCGCCGATGAATCTTGTCCTGTCCATATTCCTCGTCGTTTCATTTGCCCCCCAGCCGTGGGACTGGGGGCTCGGTATTGGGTTTGTTATCAGTTCGTTCGTGTGTCTTTCGTCCGGTTCCTCCTTGGTGAGATACCGCTCAAAGAGCGGCTGGCAGTGACGCCAGGGGACCGGCCAGCGGAATCCACGCCGCCTCTCGTCCGGGTATACCCGTGTGAGATCTGGCCGGCCACCTCGCGCCACTGGCGCTCCTGCGCTACCTTTGCCGCGCCGAGTCGCATATAGTGCTCAACCATGGCGCGTGCTGTCTCGTTGCTGTTCATAATGCCCTCCAGGCAAAAATCGGCCGCCCACCCGTGAAGACGGGCGGCCATGGTGGTACAGGAGATGTCCGCTCATGATCGGACAATTTAGGCCTGTCGGCCTCAGCGAACGCCGCACGCGGCGCTCACCGCGACAGACAGATCCAGATAAAGACGCCAAGCCCCCAGTTGAGGACCAACGACACGGCCAGCGCCCCGGCAAGGATGTTCTTACCGCGCCGCTCGCGGTCAATGCGGTTGCGGAAAACTTCGTAGGTAATCATGATTGATAGGCCTCCAGCCAGCCCTCGGCCAGCAGGTAGAGGGCTGCGGACCAACGAATCACGGGGTGGCCGTAGTCGGTCACAAGCATCGCGGCGGTGACGATCGTCACCACGATGTGGAGGATGATGAGGGCGGTTTCCAGTCTCACGCCTGCACCTCGTCCAGCATCAAGACATCCGCGCCCAGGTGGCGCAGAAGAACCAGCCGCGCATACGCGGTTGGCGAAAGCCCGAACCGGATAGCCTTTTCGACAAGCTTGCCGTGCGCTTCGGGCGAAACCGCAATCGCTACTATTTTCTTTGCGTTCATGCTTAAAAACTTAGCACACGCTAATTTTTTAAGCAATATCGTTAACAGTTAATACAAAGCCGTCCACGCGTACGCGTCTGCCGCGTCCTTTCGGCACACCCGCAGCGTGTCGGCCACCCCCGCGCCGCCCTGGACCATGACGACGTATCCGCGCGTGCTGCTATTGCACGTCGCCTCCGTGCCGGCCGCAAAAATATGCACGACCGCCTGCACATTCGCCGCCGCCTCCCACGCCGTGCCGTTCCAGCGAATGCCCTGGCCGAGCGTCGCGCTGTTTTGGTTTAGTTGCGACAGATTGAACTTTACGGCCGGCGTTGGCACGGTGGTCGACCGAATCGCGCGAATGGTCGTCGCGCCGCTCGGCACCACCCACGTCTCTTTCCAGCCGCTGCCGCTGGCCGGCGCAAATGTGGCCGTGTACGACGTGCCGCCAGGCGTGATTTGGTCGTTGGCGTACAAGGTGAGCGAGAACGCGCCCGACGTCACCGTCACGGTCTGCGTCCAGCCCGACAACGTTACGCTGCCCGAGTACAGCGGCTGCGCCAGGGCGGGCGAGTTGAGCGATACCGTGACCGTGCCGCCGAAGGTGCCGCCGAAGGGCGTAGTGATTGTGTCGCTGATAGTGGCCGTCTGCGCGAAGGCAGAAACGGCGAGGAGGAATGGGAGTAGGTGTCTCATGTGGCTGGCCTGTAGCTGATGTCTAGGTTTACGGTGTTGCGTTCCCGGCGCGGCGTCATCTCGAGCCACCAGCCGCCCAACGGGCGTGCTGCGCGGCCTTTCTCTATATGGTATCCCTTGCCGCCGCGTTCCTCGGCCTTGTACGTGCCGCTGCGGAGGAACACCTGATTCCGCTGCACGACGCGCCCGAGGTTGTTCAGGCCGGTCATGACGTTTTCGTCCGCGTTGCGGCGGTGAATGTGTCCGCTGATGTAAATGTCGGCGTCATACTGCCCGCGCGTCCGGGACTGGTCGATGATGCCGCGAGTAATCTCGCCGCCGCCGTAGCCGTGGTGATAGTGAAGGACCGCGCTGGTCTGGTGCTTGTTGCCGAGGTCGAACCGGAAGCGGACGAAACCCGTGAAAGGCATATGCAGCGCGGGCGAGCCGACCATGCAAAGGTTGTGGACGAGGCGCTCGGCCAGGTCGGTCTGGTGGTGCTGTAGGATCGACGCCTCGTGATTGCCGTCGCTGATAACGGCGATCTGTTTCGCATACGGCATATACAGGCCGGTGTGCCAACTCACGAGTCGGTCAAAGTAGTTGCCGCCGCGCATCTCGGGCCTCAGCGCGGCTTCGCTCTTCCTGCGGTCCCACTTGCCCTCCATGGCGCAGAACGTGTCCCCGAATTTCAATATCGGAGCGTTCAATTCGCGTGCCTCGTCGTGATGACGCTTGAGTAGCGCCAAGTCGGAATGTGCGTTGTCGGCGTGTTCGTCGGCCATAAGCAGGACCGTTACTTTTTCGGAGGGTGACACCTCGAAAAGTATCTCGGCCGCCTGCGGATCCAGCCTCGACACGCTCCAGTTCATTATTCTTTCTCTTGCAACTGCGCCAAAACTTTAGTCAGCTTCGCCGGGATCGGCAGGCCCGCTTTCCCGGCGTTCTCGGCGATGCTGATTAGCTCGGTGAGACAGAACCAGCCGGCCACGTACGCGGACAGCTCCATCGGCATCGGCTGCACGCTCTCGGCGATTTTGAGGGCCACGATTAAAAGCAGCGCAATCGCCTTTTTGACGAAGCCTTTTCGGGACGCGTCGGACGACACCGCGCCATCGCTCCAGGCCAGCAGGAAACCCGTCGCAAAATCCGCCACCTGCAGACCAATCAGTCCCCAGAAAAGCACAGGCATCGATGCCACCACCCCCAGCAGCGCGCCCGGCAGCGCCACGATCAGCTTTTTCACGACGGCTTCACTCCGACGGACTTTTCAATCGACACGAAAAACTGCGTCAGGTGCGCCAGCGCTTCAGTTAGCGCCTCTTCATCCAGCACTTTTCTTCCGCAGATCTTTTCAACTTCGGCCGCGATCTGCGGAAGCATCATCGTGGAATAGTGCATCGCCATGCCCAGCTTCGCGGCGCCGCTTCCGCCGGCCAGCTCAGCGTTGCGGACGCCAGCGTAGATCGTCTGCGCGACCGCTTGGAACGGGCCAGGCACGAAAAGCAGCGCAATTGGCACGCCACCCTTGCCTATTTTTTTAAGCCACCCCCAAGGCATTAGATTTCCTCCCACGCTCGATTGAACGGCGTGATGGCGGTGAACACGTAGGTCTTGCCTTTGGCTCGGTACACCTGCCCAAGCCACGGCGTAGCGTTGGACGCGGCGTAGAATCGCCCCGGCTGGCCGGGTATTGGACCACCTACCGGGCCGCCGATGGCGTCCTTGTCGGTGCCGTAGGCCTGCAGAAAGCTTTTCGGGTGAATGCTCGACACGAGTCGATCCGTCTGCACGATCCGCATCTCCCACGTAGGATCGAACGCAAATTGCGCCTCTACCGCAGCCGCGGCCTTCGGCTCGCCGTCCTTCCCGCCGTTCGCGGCCCAGTTGCGGCACGCCTGCAAATAATCATGCTCCGCCTGCAGATTGATCTTCGCGGCGATCGCCGCGCCCTGTGCCATAAATGACTGCTTTACTTCGTTGAGAAACATATCCACCTCACCTCACCAAGCACTAATTACCAGCCAAGCCACGGCCAGGCACATCCCGATGATGCCGAACGCGCACAAATCAATCAAAAACGCGCGCATGCTTAATTTTCCCACGGTGGCCGCATCGCAACCACCGGTGGATTGCGCTGATTGTCGATATTGTTCAACAGCGCCAGGTCGTACTGATCGACAGTAGCCTGGGTCAGCAAACCTACCACCCATCCCTGCACCTGCGGTTTCGTCAGGTCAGCAAACGCCGTGTAATCCGCAGGGTTAGGCGGTCCTAGCGAAACCTGCCCGTACACATCGGCGCTGTATTGCCCATCAGTAGCCGTGCGCCGCCAGTCTACCGTAATCACCACGTCCGTTAGAGAGCCTTCGGCTGGTTTAACGGTTAGCGGGTTGAATATCCAATCGTATGTAATTGCCATGTTTAGTTCCTTGCTTCGAGAATGTCGATCTTTGCTTTGAGTTCTTGAATGCAGGACATAAGAACGCCAATCGCATCCACAGTACCTATGCACTTATCACTTCCACCAAACCCAAAAGCCTTAAGAAAATCTTGAGCAGTTGGGCCAATGTGCTTGACCCCAGGCTCCGCAATATACTCCCAAGCTTTGATAGGTATCTTTGCTATGGATTCCAGGATTTCCGCAGCGTTAACATCAGAGAAATCTCGCTTCAAAGCCACGTCCGATGCGTTTGTCCAGACACCACCAGCGGTTAAACTCGCGCCAGTAGAGGAAGTGATCGAGCCGTTTGTGTGAAACGTCCAAACATTCGCATTGCCTGAATAAACAACCAAAGCAGCACCAGCAGTAAGACTGCCAATGGAGACAGCGGGTCCACTTGAGGCGTATAAAATTCCGGTAACAGTCCCATCTGTTACTGAAAACCCGTTGTTGGTGGAAGTTCTTACACGAAGTGTCGTTCCAACAGTTGTGTCGCCAATACTTACTTGACCGCTGGAGAACAGTCTCATTCTTTCGGTCAGGCTCGTGTCGCCAGTCCCAGCTCTTGTCGAAAAGGCTAGGTCAGCCGTGCCGTTGGCCGCTACCAAAGTCATGATCGACTTAATGGCCCACTGCGAAGTCACGCCATTTACCGTAATGCCTCCAAGCAGTACAGCGCCGCCAGCCCCGGCAGTGCCGTTCGAACTGCCAACAAAAAGCGATGCACTCTTACTCCCTGCATCAGTCAGTAGTGCTGTGTTTTGCCCAGTGCCGTAAACGGTGGTTTGCCAGTCCGGACTCGCCGTTCCAATACCGACGTTGCCGCCGTTCAGCAGCCGCATAATTTCCGAAGCGCCGTTGTTTCCCGCCTGGAAGATAATATCCGCGCCAGTCGTGCCAACGCCAGAGGTGGACCGCAGGGTAAGAGTAGAGGTGGTTCCTGTGCCGCCGATCACCGTAGCCATCGTGCCAGCACTCGCCGACAGCACCACGTTCGACAACGTGTAGCCGCCGCCGTTCACGTTGCCGCCCCAAGCGCGGATGTCGTTGCCGAGGTTGTTGATGTCGGTGAACGAAAGCGTGTCGCTGGAAATAAAGTTGACGCGCGAAAGCCAAGCCATCTCAGTCCTCCTTCGGCGCGGCCACCAGCCGCTTCAAATCTTTCGACAGCGTGAACTGCTGGTCGTCCGGTGCGCCGTTGCATTCGAGTATGGTCGCCATCACGTTCTGGATGGCCATCTGCAACGCCTTTGCCGTATCTTGCAGCGGCGCGATGCGCGCCTCGACGGCCTCGGCCTCGCGGATGAGTTGCTGCAGGCGGGCCTGCTGATGGTCAGATAGGTCTATGTGCGTCATGTGGTCCTGATGCCTCCGGTGAAGGCGAGGGTGGTGGTGGATGAGGTAAGACTGGAGATGCCGTTTGCGTTCGTTGTCGAAGTGAAAGCCAAAAACGAGACCGTCTGGTTTGTGTTTGCGTGGTCTTTGTAGTTGATGGTAATCAGGTTGCTGTTGATTCCGGTCACGAAGCTCGTGCTGCTTGTGCTGATGGAGGTGACGGGCGTGGCGGTGTTGGTGACGCCGGTTGCGGAGCCAATTGAATACGATCCGCCCGTAAGCAAGGCCACACTATCGCTAGCGTATGTCGCAAACGATGTGCTTGACCCGTACAGTCGCAGAACACCGCCAAGCGTTCCTGCGGTAATTCGAAAACGCTCAGCTGCGTTGGTGTCGTAGAGCGACATGGTTGCATTGCCGCCGTAGGCCGCATTTAAATAAAACTTGGTGCCAGTCGTCAGCGTGTTCCCAATCTGAATCACGCCAGGCGCAATCATGACCGGACTTTCCTGCCCGCTTGTCGTGCTGTATACGCGAAGGCCGTTGTTGAAGCCGTATGCAGAGCCGTTGGTTATTTCGGCAACCGTCGCGTTCAGGTTCAGCGTCAGCGTGGCGTCATTGATCGTCACATTCCCACTCGAATCCGCCTTAATCTTGCCGTTTGCGTAGCTCGTCCCACCCACCGACAGCGTCTTAAACCATGCCCCCTCGTTGCCAGACTCGACGCCGATAAACCCGATCTGACTGCCCGAAGCGTTGTAGACGCCGAACTTGCCCGGCCTCGACCCGCCGCCGCCAACGCTGATTTCGGTCGTGTCCAATTTCGCCGTCGTCACCGCGCCAGCCAGGATTGTTGTAGCCGTGACAGCGTTGGTGGCGATCTTTCCGGCGATCACCGCGTTGGCCGCGATCTCATTGGCCGTGACGGCGTTGGCGGCTAGCTTCGCAGTGACGATGGCCCCGGCGGCGATTTCGTTGGCCGTCACCGCATTAGCCGCGATCTTGGCGGTCGTGATGGCTCCGGCGATGATCTTCGGCGAGGTGACGGCGTCGGTAGCGATCTTTGTTTCGGTCACCGCCGACGTGTCTATCTTCGCGTTCGTCACCGCGCCGGTCGCAATCAGGCTGTCCGTGATACCGCTTACCGCCACGCGCAGATTGCCAGTGCCGTCGATGGTAATGGCAGTGCCGACCTTGACCTGCAGGAACGAGCCGTTGATCTGGAAGTTGTCCGTTGACGCCGGAAGAAACTTGCGGAGGTCCAGCGTGCCCGCCGCGCTGCCGATGTTCAGCGTATTTTGCGGGGTACCGGCCACTTCGGTGTTGGTACGCCCGTTGACGTCAAACGAAACCAGCTTCGCCGTCACCGTCGTGGCGGCCGCCGGATTCGGAATCACCACCGCAATCGGCGACGGCGTGGCGGAGGTCGAGGCGAGGAGCGTCGCACCGCTGTAGACGCGCAACTCCACCCCGCCCCACGTTGCGTCAGACGGCGCGGTGAACGTGGCCGTGATCCGCTGCTGTGTCGTGCCGTCACTGGCCGTCACCGTAGCAGCGGCAAACGATGCGCCGGTCACGTGTGCGGTCCACTCAGTGCCAGCAGTTCCAGCGGCAGGCGGCGAAACCGATATCGTCGCCGATGGCGTGCCGACAGCGGGAGAGCGCCCGTCCGTGTTTGGATTGCCGTTGTTGTCCACCGAGACGGCGTAGAACGTCCATGTCTGCGCGGACGACGGAAACGCCGAGAACTCCGCCGTCAGGCCTGTCCCAGATTCCGCGCCGGTCACCTGAAACTTTTCGCCGCCCGGCAGATGCAGCCAAATGACGGCGCCGCCCCATCTCGCCAGCGCCGCCGCGCCGCTTGGCTGGACCCAAGCCAGGTCAATCAGAAGCGCCTTCTGGCCTTGGCCGTTGGTCGCGTAGCGGGCGTTCGACGCGGCGAACCCGCTGACATTGTCGGCGTAGGGCGACGTGCTCGGGCGGCTGGCCAGCGGCCAGGTCACCGTTGCCACCGCCGAGGGCGTGAGGCCCGTAACGATGGTGTTGATGCGCGGCTCGGCGCTGGCGTCCATCGACACAAACCAGACCCGAATCGGGTTGCTGCCGACAAACAGGTCGAACCAATCCGACCGCGCCGCCGTCTCGTTCACGTTCAGCGCTGGCCCGTTCGCCCTCTGACCGTTGGCGTACTCGTAGACGATCTGGACGCCGCCAAACGGGCGCTGCCACGCGGCAGGCGGATCGGATGGTGCGGTCCAGCCGAACACCAATCGGTACTTCGGCGAGGCGACCTGAGAATCGTCGTACTCGACCGTTGCCGTGACGCTGCGAACCAGCCGGGCGTACTCTTCGCCGCTCTGGTAGGCCAGCGCCGCAATCGACAAGGTGACGTTGGGCGTGGCGTTTGTCTCGGTGGCGCGGACCAGTTCGGCCTCGGCCTGCTCACTGTACGACGCGAGGTAAAACCGCTTCGTCACCGTCGTATCCGGTCGCGGAAGGTACAGCGTGGCCGGGCTGGTGAGATGGTAGCCGCGGTCGACCGGCGCAAACGTGCCGCCCAAATTGCGCGTGCCGCCCAGCGTCGCCGTGCTGTTCAACGGCACGCCAGCCGAGGAGGACTGGTTGACCGGCTCTTCCCACACGTGGACACCCACCCAGTCGCCCAGCGGCGACGGTGTCGTGAAGGCAATTTTCACGCGCACTGTCTCGTCGTCGGCGTACTCGTAGGTGGCCGATAAACCCGTGACGTTGTCCGGTGCGCCGGGAACTGATGACGTGGCCGACGATGCCGCGGACGTGGTGCCGCGCCCGGTTCCGCCTTGGCCGGCCAGGGCCTTCCAGTATTCTTCGATCCCAACGATCGTGTTGCCATCGATGGCGCGCACGCGAAAGCGGAGAAATACGCCGGCGACATCGGACAGGCTTACCTCGTTGATCAAATATGACCCGCTCGACACGCCCCGCGCGGTGTTGGCGATGGTCTGCAGTTGACCAGGCCGGAGCGTCGTGCAGGATGGCTCGACCTCCTCGTCCGTTTCGTACTCGACCTCGACGACAGCGGCTTTCTTCGCAGCGATGACGGCCAGCGCTTCGTTGTAGGCCTGGACCTGCCCAATGTCGCGCTCGGCGTAGGCCGTGTAGCGCCCGCTGCCGCCGCCTTCCTGCGTAATGGTTGCGCTGATGTTGGCCGAGTCCTCGACGCGCACGATGTCCGCGCCCAGCACCTGGTAGCGAATGGTCAGCGTGTCGGCGCTGGTAAGCACGTCGAAGGCGGCGTCGTGGCGGATGGTGGTAGCGGCGTACTGCCAGTAGACTTGCTTGTCGTTGTCGCTCAGATACTGACCCACCTCAACGTCCTGGCCGTTCACCTGCGCCCCGACGAACCGCCCCACGCGGCTGGACAGCGTAAAGGTGCGCGTGCTGCCGTCGCCCGTAAACGACTGCTCGGTCACCGCAATCTGCGACCACGGCACGCGATACGCGGCGGCGTTGGCCTTGTCCTCGCGCGTGCGGCGCACCTGGAGCGAGCGATAGTTCGCACTGCTGCTGGAGATCGAAAACGGAGCAGTGGCGAATGTGCGCGGCTTAAAAAACAACTCGCGGTCCTCGTCGATCCACCAGACGTAATTGGACAACGTGGCGAGTTGCGCTATGGCCTCACTGACGGTCATGTCCGCATCAAACGTCACCGCATCCAACACCGCGCCGAGGTCCACATTGCTCGTGCCGATGCCTTCGTTGTCCGCAAAGTTCGTGATCAGGTCCGCGACAATCGTCCCGGCCCGATTCCGCATGAGCACCTGCTCCAGCGTCCCGGTGTCGGTGATGTCCACCGCGCCACCGCCAGCGGTCAGCGATAGTTGCAATGTCGTGCTTGCCGCGCTGATGACGTAGTATTCGATCGTGCCGTCCAGTCCGCCGCAGATGGAGCCTTGGGCGTGCGCTTTTACGCGGACCCGATTGCCGTTGCTGAGGCCGTGCGCGGCGCTGGTGGTCAGGGTGTTCGTTGATGCGTTGGCGGTGTAGCTGATGGTGCCGTCGTAAAACGCTGGAAGCGCGGTGCTGAAGTTGTAGCAGCGCCGCCGGTCGAGACGCTGCTCCCAGGTAATGCCGCGCACGTCGTAAAAAGCCCCGGCGGCCGCTCCGGCTTCGGTGATCGAGACCTCAGCGACCTCGTCGACTGAACCGGCCCACAGCTTGGTTGCGCCCGTAAAAAGCTCGATGACGTGTCCCTGCCCCGGTCGATACGCGCCGCTGGTTGAGACCACGCGGCAGTTGAAGGTCGCTCGCTGTCCCAGGCTGGCCTGGATGTTTAACGAGTACGGGACAACCTCACGAATGCTTCCGGCAATGTAAACGTCGATGCTCACGCGGGCACCACCCCTAGTTGCTTCAACTCGCGCGTCAGGGCGTCAAGCAGCGCTCGCGTGTCGCCGGTGGTGCTGATGTTAATCGTCACGTTGCCAGCGCTCGGCATCGCCATCTGGCGGCCTTCGGTGCGGATCATCGAGTCATGAATGTCCTTCAGCTTCGGCAGGTACTCGTTGTTTTTTTCGAGGAGGTGTAATAAATGGATCTGCGAGTAGCGGACCTCTTTTTCGATGAGGTCCAAGGTTTTGTTCATGCCTGCCATCTGAAAGTTGCCCATGATGCCCGACACCAGAGACCCGATGCCCGTTACCATGCCTAGCACACCGCCCGCCGCCATGCCCATTACGCTGCCGACCGCTCCAGCCGCACCGCCGCCAGCCCCGCCGACCCCTCCGCCCGTACCACCGCCGCCGCCAAATATGCCGCCAATCACTTTGCCCAAACCGCCCATCTTGCCTAGCAATCCGCCCAGCGCCTTTAGCACCTGATTGATACCGCCCTCGATTACCGTCCGAATCAAGCTCGATGCGATCTGTTTGCCCAGCCGCTCAAACACATCGCCGACCTTGCCGCCGCTGATGATGATGTCGGCGATGCCGCGGGAAAGGTCTGTAACAATGGTCGAGACTTGTTTGCTGATGGCTTCCTGCGTTTTTTTCCAGTCTTTGCCGACATTGCCGGCCATGATCCGGATCATGTCGGCGTTGCGCTTGGCGGAGCGGGCGGTTTCGGCGCCGGAAAGCGTAGTGTTGTCGCGGTCGCCCGGTATCGTAATCTGGCCCAGGCTGATGTTCCGCGCACCCGCCGCCGCCAACTGAATGTCTCCGATGGCCTGTAGCGCGCGCTCGCGGGCGAAGTCGAACGCGATGCCGACCTCCTCAGCCTTGGGCCGCACGCCGCCCAGGCCGTCGATCAGCTTTAAATACTCCGCGCCCAGCGCCTCGGTCGCTCGCTGTAGATCAATGCTCGACGCCTTGCCTTGCTTGTAGGCTTCGGTGATGCCCTCCAGCGCCGTCCGGGCCAGCACAAAGCTGCCGATTGCGTCAGTGGTGTTCGTGACGCCGAGGCGCTGGAAGGCGTTGGCGAGTTGGTCAACGACCTCCTTAAGCTTCCCCTTTTTGTCTGTCGCCACAATAACCTCAGCCGTTGTCTTCTTGATTCTGCGGCCAAACTCCACGATGGATTCATACGCGCCATCGGTCGCCGGAACCAACTGACCCGTTTTCACCAACTGCTCGTTCATCGTGTCCAGAAACTTGCGATTATCAGCGGCTGCCTTGGCCTGATTTTGCAGCGCCGTTTCGGTGCGAAGCAGCGGGTCCAAAAGCGAGTAAATGCCTGATGCGATGGCCGTGAAAAGGCCGGCCTTGCCCAGCACTTGCGCCGTTAGGCCAAGATTCTTCAAGGCGCCAACCGCCTTTGTTATCGCGCCACCCACCGCGCCGGCCTTTTCGATCAGCGTGCCCAGCGCCACTAGCCCAATGGGCAACGCTGCGGCGAATGCGCCGATTTCAACCGTCAGTTTGCGCGTCTCCGGTGACAGCCGATTAAATGCATCAGCGGCTGCTTTGGCACGCTCGACCATCGGATTCAGGATCGTATCCACGACTTCTTTCCCAATCGGCAACAATGACTTTCCAAACTCCGCCGCCGTCTGCTCGACCGACTCGCGCAAGTTCTCCATCGAGGTTTTCAGGTCGCCCCCAGCGCGTCCGCCTTTTTCCAGTTCCGAGACAACCACGCCGATGAACTGTTGGGCAGACATTCCCATCGCCTCGAAAGTCTTCGCCGGGTCGCCCAGGGCCGCCGCGCCAAACTTCTCTTTGATAATGGCCGCAATCTGGGGAATCCGTTCAACGATTGGATCCAGATTCTCCTTCGTGACCTTTCCGACCGCCGCCATCTGCGACAGTTGCCGGATCACTTCCGAGAAGTCCTCCTTGCCGCCGCCGACCACCGCCAAGGCGTTCCCCAGCTCACGCATGATGCGCCGCGATTCGTCGGCGCTGCTGCCCAACGTCTGGAGTCTTATCGAACCTTGGACCGCTTCTTTCAGCCCTAGGCCCGGCAGCTTCGAGACCTCGCGCAACCGCTCCATCTCAATCGCGGCGGCCGCCGTGCTTTTCATCGTTGCGGCTAGGCCTTTCTCCAAGCTCTCCATTTGCGTCGCCGCCATGAGCGCGGCGCTTCCAGCGGCCAAAACCGGCGCGGAGAAACCGATGGCAAGCGCCTGGCCGGCCTCGCTGATAGTCGCCCCGAAGCGCTTAATTTTGCCCAGCGAAGCGTTGACCTTTTTGTCGAAGTCGTCGGTCGAAGCGCCGATCCGAACGATTAGGTTAGAGAGTACGGGCATTTAGCGCTTCCTTTGTCGTGCGGCCTTTTCGGACTCTTTGTGCTTTAGGCTCAGGTAGGCGGCCCACTCGGTAAACTCGCTGCTGCTCATCTCCGCTTCGAGCCGCCCAACGGTCATGTGTAGGATCTCGGCGAGGGCGAAGGCGAATCGCCGCTCGCCCGTTAGTTTTTTTCCGCTGCTTCTGCCGGTTCTGCGCCAAGGCCCGAGATGCGGCAGATTTCAGTTACAACGCGGTCGATCACGGCGCCAGGCATATTCACAATGGCGTCGTGGTGCGCCGCTTCGAAGATCGGCTTGCCGGTTGCCGGGTCAAACGTCGAGGCAATCACCAGCCGCGCCATGGCGACCGCTGGCCACTTCTTCGCGTCTTCGCCGAACTTCAGGCGCTGCTCCACTGTCATTTCGCGGATGCCGATTTTTGCATCCCACTCGGGCACGTCCAGCGTTTCTTGCTTCAAAGAGACGGCCAGGATTTTATCTGCTAGTTTCATGAGTTTAGATAGTCCAGCACTCCATGCACGGAGAAGCTGACGTTTTCCTTAATGGTCTCATTTTCGCCAGCGTTTACGCTCATGCTGTTTTGCATAGCGCCAAACATCCACCGCACGCCGCCCGCGTAATCGGCGTAGCAGTTGATGACGTAGTAGCTCGTGGCGTTCGTGTGGAAGTAATTGTCGTTGTAAAAGCGCGCGAACGTGCAGGTCGCATCGCCGCCAACGCGAGCCC